CGCCATAGGAATCAGGAACAATTAACACTGCAAATGTTATCCGCAGTTAAATTGCCCCGTGGTGATGGCGGCTGGGTATTTGGTCGCAGGGCATCTCAGTCAGCAATTTGCGCAGCGGTGGCAAGTGCCCTTGTCACACATTATGCGACACGCCCAAGCACAGATGTGGACATTCTTATTGGCTAGTGCTACGCACCTGAGAAAATGCGAGCATGGCGATATTAGACAGATTTAGAGTGCAGACAAAAAACGCTGCACATGCACCTGATGTGGCAGCAACTGACCTTGCACCATTAATGAACATCAATTCACTTTATACATTTGTGAACACACCCATCACTGCAACCTATTCAGAATTTATTAGCATCCCCGCGGCAGCACGCGCAAAAAACATAATCGCATCAAGCATTGCATCCATCCCCATTATTTTGCGTGATCGTTCAACTGGAATGCGTTTGGATTCGCCATTGGTGTTTAATACACCTGACAGGCGATTGCCTGGACAAGCAACTTATGGCTGGACTGCATCAGATATTTTGCTTTATGGGTTTGCATACTGGCAAATTGCTGAATTATATCAGGACACATTTCGCGTGCGATCAGTTCAAAGAATTGCACCCGAACGCGTAGGCATTGAAACAAATGCTGATGCAAACACAATTACGGGATATACAGTTGATGGAACGCGAGTGCCTGATTCAGGCGTGGGCAGTTTAGTAGTGTTTTATTCTCCAGGTGATGTTGGTGTGTTAAATCGCGCAGGGCGCACAATTCGCACGGGCGCACAATTGGAAGCGGCAGCATTAAATTATGCACGCGAGCCAATTCCATCAATGGTTTTAAAATCAAATGGTTCAGCGTTGCCCGCAGATCGCATTGCGAAATTATTGGAACAATGGGGCGTTGCCAGGCGCAACCGCACCACTGCCTATTTAAATGCTGACATCAATTTAGAAAAAGTTGGATTTACACCTGAGGAATTAGGTTTAAATTCTGCCAGGGAACACATTGCCACAGAAATTTCACGCGCTTGCGGAATACCTGCATATTTTGTGGATGCTCCAACTGGTTCATCAATGACTTATTCAAATGCAACATTGGCCCGCCAATCATTGCTTGATTTTAGTTTAATTCCAATTATGAATGCGATTGAGCAGCGTTTATCAATGCCCGATTTTTGCCCATCATCACAGGTGGCGCGTTATGACTTAGACATGTATTTGCGCGGTTCATCATTAGAGCGCGCGCAAGTGTATGAAATTTACAATCGCATTGGCGTGATGAACGCTGATGAAATAATGAGAAAAGAGGATATGGCACTATGAAACTGACAACACCAATGCAGATAACCGCGGCTGATTCAGAATCCCGAACAATCACTGGGCGGATTCTTGCGTTCGGAGAAACAGCAAATGCAAGCACTGGCAAAGTAATTTTTGCTAAAGGTTCAATTGCGCCAAATGATGTTTTTTTAAATTTAGAGCATGACCGCACCCGCAGAATTGGCAAAACATTGTCAATGACTATGAATGGCGACAAATCAATTGATGCAACATTTAAAATTGCTAATACCACCGCAGGCACTGATGCATTGGTTGAAGCAATGGATGGATTGCGTGATGGATTCAGTGTGGAATTAGCCGTGAACAATTATGAAATGTTAAAGGATGGAACAATGAAAGTTTTGAATGGTGATCTCACAGGCGTTGCATTAACTAGTGAGCCAGCAATTAGATCAGCGCGTGTCACAAATGTGGCAGCGACTGATGATGAAAATTCTGAAACCGCAGTTGCGGATGCAGATCAAACAAAAACCGAAGGAGAAAAAACCGTGTCAGATTCAACACCTGAAACAGTTGCCGCACCTGAAACAGTTGAAGCAACTGCAATCAAAGCCCAATCAGCACCCGTGGCTTATACATCACCACGCTCACCAATTACCAACAAAATCACTTATTTAGAGCATTTCCTTAAAGCAAATGTCTTAGGTGATGAGGATTCCCGCATTTATGTTCGCGCAGCCGATAACACCACATCTACTGCACCAGGCATGATCCCAACACCACAGTCAACTCAAATCATTAATGCATTAGCAAATGGTGATCGCGGAATGATTGATGCACTAAGCCGCGAGGCATTAGTTGGTGAAGGCATGACATTTGAATTGCCTAAGGTCACCGCAGTTCCAACCGTTGCAAATGTTCCTGAAAATACAGCGGTCACAGAATCATCATTATCTGCCACATTTTTGAGCGTGCCAGTTCAGTCCTTTAAGGGTCGTGCAATTACGACAGTTGAATTGATTGATCGCAGCCGCCCCGAATACATTGCAGCCTTATTAGCAAATTTAGAATTTGCTTATGCCAAAGTCACTGATGAATTTGCAGTTGGAACAATCCAAGCCGCAGGTCAACAAACCGCAGTCAATGCAAACACTGCAACTGGATTTTTAGGATATACATCAGCCCCAGCGGCTGCCGTGTATTCATCATCATTAGGGTTTGCACAAAATCTAGTTGTTTCGCCAGGACAATGGGCAAACATTATGGGATATAACGACAATGGCGCACCGCTTTACAATGCAGCCAATCCATCAAACCAGGCTGGATTTGCAACCGCAGGCAGTTTGCGTGGTCGAGTCAGTCCTGGGCTTGATCTTTATGTAAGCCGATCAATTGGAAATGCAGGCGGAACAACATCCACTGGAGATTTCTCAATGGTGACAATTAATCCGCAAGCATGGACATGGTATGAATCCCCACGCTTTACATTGCGCACTGCAATTCAAAGTGATGGCACAGTTGATTTGCTTTACTATGGTTATGCAGCAATTGCACCAAAGATTCCATTTGGCGCATGTTGGAATCAAACCTGATAAATAAATAAATCATGGGTGATGGTCGCTCCCGAACATTGCCCAGCCGAATGAAAGGATTTGCTCATGCCAATTATTAGTGCCAGCGATTTGCGGTCAGTAATTGGCGTGAGCCAATCTTTATACTCAGATGCATATTTGGATCAGATTATTGCTAGCAGTGAGGAAATTTTACTGCCAATTTTAAATTCTTATCAATTTGCAATTGATTCATTTGAGGTTCAAGATAATATTGTTTATTTTTATACAATCCGCCCTAATCTTTTTGTCGAGGGTCAATCAGTCGTAGTGACTGGTTGTGGTGCAATAGATGACACTTATACAATCCAAGCCCGCACGGCTAATTTGTATCGGTTCAGCGCAGCCGTCATTGCCGCTGATTCTATTGTCACCCCAGTCATCCCCGCTGGGGTCGCGGTGCTTGATGGGTCGAGTGCCGCTGATCTTTATGCAAACAATGATGCAATAAAAAATGCATTATTGGGATTAAGCACTGACATATTCCAGGCAGTAATTGCCCCAGGATCACAAATTGAGGGCGTAGATTTTGCTCAGACAATTTATCGCACGGGTCGCGCAATGATCAATCGCCAAATGGGTTTATTAACGCCATTTTTAGATACTGAAACAATTTGCCAATGAGTGCATCAATCGCTGAGGTGCGGGCAGATTTAGCAACCGCATTGGCATCAATTGGGGCATCAGTTTATGATTCAGTGCCTGAAGCCATTATCCCGCCTGCATGTGTGATTATTGCAGGATCACCTTATTTGGAAAGCACGCTGATAAGTAAATCATCAGTAAGTGTCAAAATTAACTTTACGATTACCGCTGCCGTTGCTTACAATTCAAACCCAGGCGCATTAGATAATTTAGAAAAATTAGTCATTCAAATTTTGGGTGTGATGCCCAATGGTTATGTGGTCGGTGATGTTCAACGCCCAACAATAACAAACATAAACACATCATCAATACTGATTGCCGATTTGGCAGTTAGCACCTACTATAATCAAGATATATAAGAGAGAAGGAAAAAAATGCCAACAACAATCATTACGGGTCGCGATATAAGTTTCACCATTGCTGGTGCAAGTTATGATGCGCAAGCCACATCAGCCACATTGACAGTGGATTCAACAATTAACACATATCAAACCTTAGATGGCAAAGCATATTTCACCACTGACACCCAGGGCACATTTGCGGTTTCAATGCTTGCCGATTGGGGAGCAGCATCATCATTGTGTGAAGCATTATGGACTGCCGCAACTAGCGCACCGAACACTGGTTTATCAGTGATTTTTGGCGCAGATTCAGGTGCATCATTTGCATTTGATGTTCAACCAATTTTGCCATCAGCGGGCGGCACTGCACCTGATGCGCAAACAGTGGATTTATCATTTACATGCGTGACAACACCAGTTGCCACATTTAGTTAATTAATAGAATCGGGAGCAAACAAAAATGAAATTACCAATACAAATTGAATATGGAAACGGTGAATCTGAAATCTACATTGCCCAAGTTCCTGAATGGTCAAAGTGGGAGCAGAAAACTGGACATACAATCAGCCAAGCCCAGGAAAAAATGGG